CTCTAGTTGGTGGAGGATCCGGTACTGTCGTTTTTCCGACATCCGAACTCTCCAATCCAACTGTTTCGAGCTGGTTTGCTTCCGGAGCTACCTGGCAACTTTGGGAAGACGTTCATTACGTCATCACTAGTTCCGGGAAGTTTCGGTATTACCGTCCAGAATTCGACGGTTCTAGACCCGACTATATGTCGGTCATGAACCAATTAAGTCGTCATATGACGATTTATGGTGCACGAATAAACCCGTCGAATATCTATAGGGCTACACCTTGGACCTGGGCTGCTGACTGGATATCAAACCTCGGCGACTATGTCGATCGAGCGAATGATATGCTAGCCGACAGCGTGGCATCTCAATACCTTTTTGTCATGCAGCACAAGATTGTCAAACGGAGATTGATACAATTTCTCCCTTGGCACTCTGGTACGCAAACTCTGATGTTCGAACGAGTAATCGAAACGAAGCAGAGGTCGGAAGGTTTGAGTCCATACGGTTTTAGCCTGTCTATGGCTAGTTTAACGCCTAGACAATTAGCGATTGCTGGAGCACTTGGGATCAGTCGGTCCTAACTGACTGACCGCAAGCCCAGTAGTCAATCTGCGCTCGGAGCTCAAAGGCAAGTAATCTGGACAACTACTTGCACCCCGAGTGGCTAACGTCCCATATAACTTTGGAGGTCAACCACAAATGTTCGCAGATCCACAATCGGTTACAGTCAATGCTGTCGCTCAGTCAATGGCGAGAATTTTAATCGATGGGAAGAAATGTGTCTATCAGAAAGCTGATGGCACATTCACTCTCACGATTTCTCACCAAGCGATTTCCGGAGACCGTATTAGGTCAATGGCTCGCATAGACCAGAAGGCCATCGTCCCAGACCCGTTGACTGCTGTCAACGATTATGAGACTTTGAGCTTCTACTTCGTTATCGATAGACCCCTCGCGGGGTTTTCGTCAACGCAAGTAGATCAGCTAATCACCGGACTTAAGTCCTGGTGTGACTCTACTGCTATCGGAAAACTTTACGGTCAGGAGTCTTAACCATGAAGATCAAATGGAAATACCTTTTGGTCTTACTGGCAAGCACAGTTGTGGAAGTTCTTCCGCATCTGTTGGGAATAGAGGATGAGAAATCATCTCCTATTCTTTCTGGACAAAAGTCCAGGCTGTCAACAAACTCTGATCTCTCTTTAACAGAGGAATCTGAGCTTGTAAATAAGGCTCTTCAAGACTTGCTAGACAGACGTCTTAGCTCGTCCAAACCGTGAATATTCCGACTATTTCACAGTAGCACCGATTTGCTGGTGCTATTATAGCATCAGCGTAGCGGACCTTTCGTGGCTTGAAGTTAAGACCACCATTAGGAGGCCTAACTTGAAAAGCAACGTAAGTGACTATCTAGAGTTGGTCGAAAGCATCTATAAAGATGCATCGGCCAAGTGCACCGCTGATGTCTCTGATTTACGTGACCTAGATACAATCAGGTCACGGGTCGAAAACGAAGGGTTATCCTTTTTAACGATAACCCTGCCACAATTTTGTCGAGATTTCGAAAGAGCTCTCGCCAATGGTGGTATTGATCCAACACTCTTTCCTTTTTGGAAAAGGAGACGGAGTGCGATGAGTCCCGTATTTCTACAGGGGTTCATCGATCAGGTTTTCGACTTTGAGACAGGAAAGGTAATACGTCATGAAGAACCCCCATCTAATGATGGAGAACTTTCAAGTGATATTCCTACTGTTATTGAATCTGTACGGCAGATATGCCTTACATTCAAGAAAGTGGAAATGGAATGTACCCCCGAAAGGGTCCAGGCCGCACTTGACAGCTTCGTCACGATTGAGCAATCTCTTCAGCAGTTTTCTCTCCGTGCTGAGGATACAGACGAATTTCTGTCTGTTTCTTCTATGCTCTGGGATAATCTGGTTTCTGATTTTTCAGTTACCAAATGTACTCCCAGGCATGGTCCCGGAGCTACCGCCGAAAAACTTTCTGGAAACCAGAAGTATCGGTGGCAGTTATGGCACGATCGTCTTGAGCCTTACTTCCCTCTCATTGACAATGGATTTCCTCTCGGAACTCCCGTCGATTCGGAGGAGCTCAAATCAGTTACGATCGTCCAGGAACAGGATGAGCAACCTGTTAGGGTTGTTCCTGTCCCGAAAACGTTGAAAAGTCCCCGTATTATAGCAATTGAGCCCTGTTGCATGCAATTTGTGCAACAAGGGATTCGAGATTATCTTTATGATAAGCTTGAATCGTATTGGTTAACTTCAGGCCACGTTAATTTCCGTGACCAGTCGATTAATCAAAGGCTCGCTATAACATCGTCGAAGACAGGTCAATTAGCAACGATTGATCTTTCCGACGCTAGCGATCGCGTGCCGCGAGAGCTAGCGTTGGCGATGTTTCGTTCGAATCAAGATTTATATGATTCGATTGATGCATGTCGTTCGACAAGGGCGCAGCTTCCAGATGGGCGACTTGTCGCCCCTCTCTTTAAGTTTGCGTCCATGGGCAGTGCTCTGTGTTTTCCAGTAGAGGCTATGTACTTTTACACGATATGTGTAATGGCCCTACTGAAAGACATGAACCTTTCCTTAACGCCGCGTAATTTATATACTGTTACGCGTTCGTTATACGTCTACGGTGACGATATAATCGTTCCGTCGACGAATGCGGTTGTTGTTCTCGAATACCTACAAAAGTACAATTGTAAGGTAAATGCCGATAAGACTTTCAGGAGCGGAAGCTTCCGAGAGTCGTGCGGTATAGATGCTTATGACGGATATCAGGTTACACCTGTATATTTACGTCAAACGCGTCCAGAGAACAAGCAACAGGCTTCGCAAATCGTATCGTGGGTTGCCACCAGTAATCTCTTTTACAAAAAGGGATACTGGAGAACAACTCAGTTCATGCGAAATTTGCTTGAACGAATCATAGGGCCTTTGCCCTATGTTTCCGAAACGAGCGGAGCTCTGGGCCGTATCTCATACTTGGGTTACCGTTCTGTCGAAAGATGGAATCGTGATCTCCACCGCTTCGAAGTT